ATACCAGCTTTAATCCAGTCTTTCATATTCCAATCGTTCCATTCTTTAAGCCACTCTATTACATCCTTGATAAGTTTCATAATATCCTCCTATGTAATTGTTACTTTTTTGTTGTAACCTTTATGACCTTTGGCAGCTACTGTTAATGGTTGTCCTGGTTTTGGTGTTGGTATTTCTTGAGGCATTTTTAAAACTTCAATACCTTTTTCTATTTTTGGTGAGCCACCAGCCATGTAGCCCATCATACCTCCACCCATCATTTTCTTGTTAGGATCCATCATTCCGCCACCCATCATTTTTCTAGGACTACCACCTTTTTTCATGAAGCCCATTTTTCTTGTTACATCTGGTCTTTTCTTTTTTAAAGCTGCAAGACCAGGTTGTTTTTCTGCGTCTATTTTTTTCATTTTTATCTCCTTAATGTAAAGTGCGACTTTCATCGCCAAAGCTTTGTCTCATAACTTCAAGTAAAAGACTAGTTGCCACCTCTTCACCTAGTGCTTGAGTATATAGTATTTTTGTTGCATTGAGAAATGCATTTGCAATAAAAATTGTATCCTCATCAGAGGTAGAGTGTTCTTTATGTATTCTAGTAGCTTGTTTAATAACTTCTTGAGTAAGCTTTGATATCTTTGCATTATCCATTTAACAATTCCATTTTCTTAGTGCTTTATTAATTCTTGAATTAGGATCATTTGCTGTTTTTTTACTAGTCAATTTTTTCTTCATACCTGACATTCTAGCACAAAATGATTTACGCCTATTAGATGCTTTTGAACCTGGTTTAAGTTTTGATGGTTTTGTAGTTACCGCTGTTTTTAATTTAGAACCAGGATTTGCCTTTCTATAAGACTCTACACCTTTTTTATTTAATCCGCCAGACTCACTCTTACCTTCTTTACGTTGCCATGCTGGAGTTTTAGCCATTAAGCCACCTTTTTATTTTTTTTCTTTTTTAATATTGTTGCTACGTTAGTTGGCTTACCACCAGGATTACCAGCTTTTTGTTTACGTCTAACAGCACTAGCTTTTTGACCTTTTGTCATAGCCCTTGCCTTTGCTATTGGCACACACTTAGGATAATTTTTTCTTTTTTCACCGCCACTACGACCACATTTAGGATATGATCCGTCTGATTTTTTATTGGCAATATCAACCCAATTGTCTTTCACCCATTTACGTAATCCGTTTTTTGCCATGTTGTTTCCTTATACTATTTTTACCAGTTTTAAAAATAGATGCCACTTTATTTTTACCCATTACTTTGGCCCTTTGTTCCCCAACAGTAAGGATTTGAATTTTTCGTGCAAACGGTTTGTTAACTTTACGCACCTTGGCGACTGTTTTGCGTGCATCACTCGGAGTAGTAAACTTAATGCCGACAGTGTCTTTAGGATTTTCATCTGTATATAATCTTCTACCTGAACCTTTAGGTTTTTTACCTGTTCCAGTTTTTGGATCTTTAGCCATTATGCATATGCAGTGGTTTTTCTTTTAGATTCCATAACTGCTCCACAACCTCTAGCGACCCCACCATTGTTCATATGTGATACTTTTTTTCTTGATTGTGATAGTTTGTTACCATTACCAATCATACCACCATCGGCTTTTTTATCTTTTTTTCCGCCTGGTGTAATTTTACCACTACAAACAGCACTAGCGTACATATTTGCATACGCTGAGGGGTACACTTTGAATTTACGCTTCGCTGCAGCTTTACCTCTTGGACATAATTTACCCATTTTTACTTCTCCTTACTAGGTTTCCACCCTGTTTTACGTAATGTACCATAAACATAAGCATTTTTTGCTGATTTTGACAAGTTTTTCTTATTTGCTCGTCTTTTTAGCTTAGCCTCTAGTTTTTTTGGCACTTCTATCCTTGTCTGCTTTATCCAAAGCAACATTTGCACGTAATTGAGCTATATCTTCCTGACTTTCTATCTTTTCACGTGTTAATTTATCTGTTTGTTGTAATTTTTTCTCATTTAAGGCTTGTTTTTCACCCATTGCAAATGCTTTTAACTCTAAATCGTCCTTTCTAAGGTCAATTTCTTGTTGTTTTAGGTCAACAAGAGGATCATTTGCAATATTATCTAACATTTCTTGCTCTTCAGCTACCATTTGTTCTGTTATTTCTGCTATTCTTATAGCCACACCACTTTCTGTACGTTGTGCTAACTGCTGTTGTTGCTCAGGTGTCATTTGTCCGCCTGTTTGAGCCATCATCTGTTCCATTTCGGGTCTTAATTCCTCTTGAACTATTGATCTTGCCATAAATCCTACATGTTCTGATATGTGTGATTGTAAAATTTGCATCGCAGCAGGGTTTGATTTAACTAAAGCTGATGACATGAACGCTCTATGTGCACGAATGTGTGCAGAATGATCTTGTTCTGGAAATGGTAAGGGTGGTAAACCATTTAATGTACCTGCATTTTCTATTGCTGGATCTTGTGGTTGTGGCTCTGCTGGTGGTGGTAATAATTTTTCAATATCTTGTACACCTAAAGCTGCGTACATTCTAGCATAAGCCTCTCTTAGATCATGCATCTCTGGGTTTGACTGCGCTAATTGTAATTGTGACTGAGCTAATGTAACTCTTTGAGCCATAGAAAATATGTTTGGATCAGATACAGGTATGACATCAACTCTGTTATCAAAGTCTGACTGTTTAATATTTTGTTCTCCGCCTGAAACCATGTAAGGATAATTAGGTGGTAAGTAATCAGCAAATACTTTTGCTAATAAATTAAATTCAGTTTTTTGTGCATAGTGTAATCTTTTGTGTATAGCAGACATAACTTTCATGCCACGCTCTAGTATAGCCATGGTGGTGCCAACAGGTTGTTGTTGACTACCTGCATTCTCACCAATCATCATATCAGCGACACCTGCAAATCTTCTACCCGCATCAACTACAAAACCTAATAAACTAAATAGTGTTGCACTAGGTTCTTTGTAAGGTAATGGCATTAAAGATTCACGTAGATTACCACCAGGTGCATCTACATCTCTCCATTCGCCAGGATTGATAGCCTCATCATCATCTCTAATTCTTAAACCTCTAGCTTTAAAACCAGCTGGTAAGTTTGATAAAGTTCCTGCATCTACAAGTTGACGTAATGCTGCAGTGGCAGTTCTAGATAAACCGCCTAACATGTGTATTAAACCAAAACCATAGAATCCTAGGCCAGGTAAAAATTTAAAATGTGTAAAAAACTCTTTCTTTTTTCTAAGCGGATCACCCTGTGTCCAGTTACGATAGATTGATAAAACCTCACCAGAGTCTTCGTCTATGGTAACAATATATGGAACCATGATACCAGTTTTTTTATTATTAGGTCCCATGTCTTCAAAACCAGGTAAATCTAAATCGACATGCATTTCTAAAATATTGTGTTCATCTTCAGCAAAAGATATTTGCTCTACACCTGAAAGCTCATCTTGCTTTTCTTTTATTTCATCTGTATTGACTGATCCACCAGATAAATCAATATCTCTATAAAATCCTGACACTTGATTTTTTCTTAAATCATTATGTTTCATTTTTACAATGTGTGTGATTCTGTTGCATGATTCTAGATCTGTAATAAAGTAAGGAACTACTAAATCCTCTGCTGGTACAAATTTAGAAACTGCTCTTTCTAATGTTGAGTCATAATAAACTTTTTTAAAAGCAGAACCTGCTAAAGGTAAATGAAATAACATTTGATCAAGCTCAGGATCAAACTCCTGCATCTCTGTTGTTATTTGATAGTTCATAAAGTTTTTGATTCTTTCGGCTTGTTGTTCGACAGCTAATGACGGTGCACCTAATATCTCTGTTCTGACGGGTCCGCCAGGCGGTAATAATTCTTTGTAAGCCTGTGCTTGGAATTGTGTTACTGCTTCAGCTAACAACGGATGTGTTACACCAGCAGCACCTGCAAAAGGTTTTGATCTTTCTTCGTATTTAAATCCTAATAAGTCTAAACCCTCTTTGTATGTTTTTTCCCAATCGGATCTTGAATTTTTATCATCTTCATAATTTTTTTGTAAATCTGATGACAACTTTTGTAATACATCATCATCCATAAATTCTGCTAAGTTTGCAAAATAATCACCCTCTGATTGTTTTTTTGTAGGATCAAAATCTAGTGTTACGCCACCATCTTCTTCTTGTATAACTTCTACTTCTTTAGTGGTGTTTTCTGGTTCACGTAATTGTATCTCTTCTCCAACACCTTCGACCTCTAAATTTTCATTTGGCGATATGTCAATCGCTGTATTTTGTATACGCTTTTCTACCATGCATTAGCTCCTATAGGAGATAGTAAATCATTCAATGAAACTATCGGTGTGTATAATATACTTTTTTTCACTAATCCTCCATCCTTTTTATAAGCTTTATATGGAGTTAACATATCAGGTGTCAACTCTATCATAAAAGTATCTACACCAGAACCTGCGTGACCCATATCTACTTTGCCTACTTCTACTTTTGAATTTTTCATATTAGCTATTTTGTTAAGTGTTTCTTCAACATTACTTGTAAAGTGTTGACCTGTATGATCGTTTAAATTAGGACCACCGTACTGCATATCATAAGCCACCATTTTACCGCTCCTATTTTCAGCATTTGGTGGTACCTCTACGCCTCTACCACCTTGGTAAGCTTTGACAGCTTTTGATGGCACAACGGCATAATGACTAGGTGCACTTTGATTAACAACTAAATTACCTGCATCGTCAAAACTAAATCTAGCCTTAGCTGCGTGGTAAATATCATTTTTAATAATAGCATCTACCCAATCCTTTTGATCTTTAAACGGTATGTTAGGAAATAAATCAGTAGCGTCTATATCATCAATTGTAGCGTTAATTCTTTGAAGTGCTAAATCTCTTTTAGTTGCAGCTTCACCTAATTCTTTAAAACTAGCTTTAGTTATATCGTCCATTTCCATTTTACCTATCCTTTGAAAGATAGCATCTGCTTGTATTAATTCATCGATAGACTTTTTTAATTCAGCAAAAGTGGCTGGCATAGGTCTAAACATATTTTCTAATTTACTATACAGTCTATTTAATTCAGAATTATTGCCAATAACATTTGGATTGTTATTTATGATGCCTCTTATTTCTGATTTTATCTCAGCTTTTAAACTCGATGCTTTTTGTAAAAAGTCTGATTGTATTTCATCAGCTATGTTAACTTTAATAGATCTGTTGTTTAAGGTTGCGTTTCTATGACTGCTTAAAGACCAACCAACAACATACGGTTCTCCAACTAACGTATTATTTTGTGCTCTAAAGTCTGGACTTGTGTCTACACGTCTCATATTACCGTGCCCTTCATATTGTCTTATCTCTTCAGGTAATGATCCAATGTCTCCACGTATATCTTTTGAATCTAACCACAATACTCTTTCTGTTCTAGTGCCGTCTATATAATTAGAGTGTCTACCAGAGTCACCATATTTTAAAGTTCCAGTGGCGTCACCGTAGGACACTGTTTGTAAATAATTTGTTGGTGATGTATCAACTAGTTCTTTAATTTCTGCATAAGAAATTTTTTGATCATTTGTAAACTTACCTGTCTCTCTGTTAAATCCACCTTTTCTATTTAAGTAAGATCTAATATAAGAATCGTAAAGCTCACTTTCTTTTATACCTTTTGATCTAAACCAATCGTGCCAATCTTTCGCTGACAAACTAACATTTTCTGATGTTATATTTGTGCCCCTTATATTTAAAGTTGGTTGATTTATAATACCGTCTAATTCAGAATAAAATAATTTATTGTTACTTGAACCAATAATTGTCTCTGGTGTTACTGTCGGAACTAATGCTGTGCCAGGTTTAGTAGTAGGTTTCTTTTTTATTTTGACAGGCACGTCTACTTCTTTGACTGTAAATGTTTTACCTTCTAAATCTCCTAAGCGTAGTGCTTTTTGTTGTGCATCATCTAAGCTTTTTGATTGAAATACTTTCTTGCCAGTGTCATCATAAATATCATATCGCTTTTCTAGTAAGGGTGCCTCTGGTGCTGGTAATTCTTTTTTGGTTTCAACTTTTTTTGTTACCTGTGGTACGTCACCTAATAAAAAATTTTTTGGTAAAGGTAATGCTTCTGCTTTAGGGACTAATAAGTTTCCTATGGCTGAAGCTGCTTTTGATACTATAGATTGTTTTTCTTGTTCAGTTTCTACATCACCACCTTGTTCAAAATTAAGTGGTTGCCCTAACATTATGTAAGGCGCACTGCCACTAAGAAACATTTCATCTGATAAACCCTCCTTAGGAGCTTGTCGTGATATTTTAAAAGAAGAAGGATCAGTTATGTACTCATCCATTTTACCATCAAAATAGTTTATATTTTCTGCCAAAGTAGGATCATCTAATCTACCAATAAAAATACTTTTAACGCCAGGTTGATTAGGCTCTACCGACACCCTATCCTTAAATGTAGTTTCTAAAATTTCTTGTACATTTTCTGGTAGTTGTTTATCAGTAAATCTTAGATAAGCTCTAATACCTTTTCCGTTCATTTGTTGATCAATTTTTAACAATTTGTCTACATTTTTTTCTATGTCTTTTCCTTTTTTTAAATTAGCAATTGCATTTGTTGTGGCATTTTCAAATCTATTTTGTAAACCAATGTTATGTGCCATGAAATTGACACTGTAAAACTCAGGATAAAAAAACAAT